CATCGCACGCCTTACTCTTCGACACAAGATGAAATCCATACGGCACCTTGTTCAAGTTATGCGCGATCGTAAGATTGGTATTCGACGCTACCCAAGCAGCAGGCACTCCAAACGGATTCCCAACCGCCCCAATTCTAATCAACAACCCACTCTGATTATCCGTACTGAACGTAAGTGGCTGCCCATTGGCATCAAACGTAAGCCCATTTCCAGGGCTTACGTTTCCAGCCAGCACTTTGTTTACACTTACATTCAGTGAATGCTGCTCAATTGTCGGAGTTGGAGTTATTGTTTTCATTAGTCAATTTCTCCGTCTGCATAGGTACCTGTGAGCATTACTTTGACGATTGCGCCATTGAAGTTTGTGGATGTGATGCTAAGTTGCGGAGCCTCGACAGTTGCGATACCGAATGGAGTATAGTAAGTCTTCTGGTTATTTGTGCCATCTAACGTGATATTGCCGAGCGAAATCACAGTTCCCGCTACATCCGTAATCGTACAAGCCAGCGTTCCAGTCCCATATGCTTTCACAACTGCTCTGCGAAGTGTGCATTTACGAGTAAATCCGAGCTTAATCTCCTCTGAGCGGAATACAAGATTTAAATTCCCCGGAGGCAATGTAATATCCGTAGTATCCGCTGTGGGCGTATTTACCAGATTGTAGTAAATGAATGTTCTACTATATGATACCTCACTCACCGTGTATGTAAAATTAATATACACAAGCAACACTGGTAAATTAGTAACACTAACAATCGCTGTAGCAGGATTCAAAGCATTTAAGAATACTGATGCTGTTTGAATTGAGTTTACTACCACATTCGAGGCTCCCGATACAAACTCTGCGAGTAAATCCGTAATCGCACGAGTAACAGAAGTCCATGCTTTAAGTGCGGGATTATAGAACCAAAATATGATATTCCCAGCGGAGTTAGCAGTTGCCGCGATAAACACATATTCCATGCCTGGAATAGAGTCATTGAATGGATAAAGATTTACGCCAGCGGTAATCAAGCTATTCGGAAGCGCAGACAACGCAGGATTTACATTAAAGCTGTTAAATATCGCAGCTTTTGCCTGATCTGCAATAGAAGTAAACATCCCACCGTAGAAGGTATAAACATCGCTATCTGTTACTAGAAATACAAACCGTCCAAATTGCTTGAGCGTATATGGGAAAATTAATCCCTGCCCGATAGTTGAGTTCCAGTATGTAGTAAAATTCCAAGGCCCAATAGCTACGCCAGTGGCAGTAATTTGAGTAACGCCAGTTCGCTTGAAAATGTATCCCACATTATCAACAGCGATAAATCCTGAAATGTAATCCTCTACCGAAGTAAGTAATTGAAATCCGGCAGTCCGATTAATAGAAGGGTCCCAAATACTAAACGCATCGGGAGAACTCCAACTTACAAGCGTAGGCTGCACGCCATCCACAGTTGAGTTACAATTTAATTGAAGCATGTATTCATCAAGTATGTCGATGAATTGACCTGCGGTATATGTTGTGGCTACAACGTAACTGGTTCTAGGCGTATATGCATACAGTGTACTCGTACTATACACACTAATATACGCAACACCAGCCACAACCTTAACTGCTACTGGAAGTCCGTGAGTAAGAGTAGGCCCATCCGTAGCACTAAGATCAAATTGAAACTTAATCGTGCCATCTGTCTGTAGCGTGGCAATATACGCATTCCCGTACTGATCTACAGCACAGAGATAATTTGCACAATTAAAGATCAAACACGCGACAGCATTTATCCAGTATCCCGCGGGAATAATAGGAAATGGTATTGCGGTATTAAAGTACGCTGCCGTGCCACCTGTATCCGCAGTATATATCGTGGGTATGTTACAAGAGACGACAATCGTAGTAGTATTTGGAGTCTCTTGAGCTACATAAGTACCATTTAATCCAGCCTCGGTGGCGCTGGTATATGTAAATGACATTCCGAAATAAAAATTTGCTGGCAATGCAGAAACAGCGAAACTCAATACTGTAGCATAAGCACCTACAACAAGCGAGGGCGTCGCTGAAGTAACTGTAAACGTGCTATTAGTAGGAGTAGTTGGTATGGAGGTATTTTGCGTGAAATATGTTAATACGCCAGTTACAGGTGGAGCTATACCGCCTGATTCTACTGCTACCAAAACTCCGCCATACGGGAGTACAGATGATATAGGTATCACTAAACCACTAATAAAAGTAGTACCATTTGGTATCGCAGTAACTACTTGTAGTAGATAAATAGGCACAGGATAGCCAGTAGGTGTATATGTATAAATAAATGTCTGCCCGACTGTTACGATGCTACTATCTGGTACTGTAAATGTTCCAGTACCAAAATAGCCATAAGGAGAAAACAAGCTAAATCTGCCCAAAAAATCGCTAAAAGCACAACTAACGCCAGTAAGCGTTTGTACAACCGGCGGATCACTCGGAGGCGTAGTCGGTGGAATAAGCTCCAAATCCCACTTGCTATTCTGACTCGCTATATTCGAGTAACACATCAATCCATTCCGCAGCACAACTCCATCCTGCGTAACACATTGATTCGGATCAATATCCACCGGACTCTTGTTCGACGCAACTCCGCCCCACGGTTCTTCGTAGTAAATCTCGAAGTGATTTCCGGTTGTTTTACGAAGACCGCTAGGCATAGTTTTGTCCTATTACTTATTGATAAAGACCGAAAGAGTACCAGCCGACATAGTAGTAACCACCAACCCATTAACCCAACCGAGTGTCCCAGTAGGAAACGGATCAGTAGTAGCGGCTACTTTGTTGATAATAACATTCCCATTCTGATCCTTTACAACCAGTTGCGCTGCCGCTGTCGGGTCATTCCAGATCATTTCCTTAATATAAATCCGCCCTGGCCATACAATACTAGCGCTCGCGGTATCCAAATACCAAGGATTCGCACTGATGTTATTTGCCATTTAATCTCCTAGATGAATATATCATCATTACTTCCGTCAAGTGACGGCATGGTTAGTTTTGGATCGGGCATTAAATCTGGTTCAAAAATAAATGTGCTCTCGGCATCCGCGATTGCTTTGTCGATTTGTCCAATTAGCGGGTATGCATCAAAGCATTTCGCGTCCAGCAATTTTCCACGTTGCCATTGTAACTTCGTAATCGGAGTACGATCCCCGCATCTCCCACAGAATGCCCACGCACCCTCATTAGATGTATGTTTATTCGGAAGTCCGTAGCTCATACATCCTCCTACAGATAATTATCAATAAGCACATTTCGTGTAAGTCCTGTCCATGCGCAGACATTATTAATATACTCTTCCGTGTTATTCTCCACCGGAGGAGCATACTTATAAATCATATCCGCAATCGAAAGCCCAGCATAATGCTGTTTCAGTAGCGCGCGCATCGCAGCGAATCCTGCTTCCACAGTTGGAAAATACGCAAATCTCGGAGTCCGCGGAGGCGGAATAGTCTCAATCCTCAACGCCCCAAACGAATGCGCAAACGCTCCAAACTCAATATCTCCCGGATTATTATTCCTTGTCGCCCGCCCACCAACCACCCCAAAGCCTTCCATTCTCGCAATAGCTTCACAAATTGTCACATTCATACAATCTCCATTCCCCAAGAAAAACCCCACTAGACGGGGGAGAGGGCCAAATCTAGTGGGGCCGACGTACTATGAATCAAAGAACTCTGTGAAGAGGTTTGGTCATAGTACGTCTAGCTCCGCTGGTTTTTACGGTAAATTAAGCGCCGTTGCTGCCCCAAGTTCCCAGCCAATCTGTAGCACCCGCAGACATACGCATCGTAGTTTTCTGCTTCATCGCACCTGTGTCAAAGTCCTCATCGAACTCGTCCTCAGGATTCTGCCGCATGAAAACAGTAAGCGAATGATTCTTCTTGTCCGCAGTCATAAACCACGGGCCGGCGTTCGTGAAATAATGACACACCATGTAGCTCAGGTCTTCCCCAAGCAACGAGTTAATATCATTAGTATCCGTTGCAGGCTTCCCGCTAGAGCCAAAAATCTCACGCGCGAGAAAACGATTCTCAGGAGCAATTAGCACCTTTGTGGGCTTCAGATTAATCGGCAAGCCCTGAGAATCAACCAACCGCTCAAACTGCGTAGTGCCAAGCTGCACGCCAGTGAAAGACAAATCAATATCAGTTGCAGGACGATTCGGGAAAGTCCCGGCTGCGCTGATAAGATTTGGCAAACTAGCCCACGTCGAAGTAGCAGAAGGGCCACCAAGCAGTGGATGTGCATTATTGAACAACGAAATACCATCAGTAGTCGTTACATTCGCGGAAAATCCCTGGTTCAGGATATTGAACGCAACAATTTCCTTAGTATATCGAATAGACCGCGCCAGTGCTTTCGGAGCCGTCTTAATAACGCCGTACTTCGCATCCTGCCAAAGTTCCTTGGAAGTCCGCACAGCAAGCGCGTATGTCAGATGGTAATATCGCTTATCGCCACCCTGAATCATTTCAGTATACGCTACGGGCGTATTTTCCGGCTTTTCCTGAAGCGGGCCAAATCCAGCCATCTTCAAGTCCTGCTCATACTCGGAGTCCGAGGTTTTCACATTAAAAATTGCCTGATACTCTTCAGCACGCTGTTCCGTCTCAAGTGCATCAACATAGATTTTGTGCAAACCTGGGGCCATAAGTTTGGCAAATGCTCCACGAACTTGTGTTCCCATAATTTATATCCTTCTTAGTGCTGAATTGTTAGAGTACGATTTGAGCTGCTGTGGAGAGAACCTGAAAGCGTACGCGAGCGTTCACAATATAAACACCGCCAACTGCTGTCTGGTCAATAGGATTAATATCAACTAACGTAACAACAGTATTTGTTCCGGCAGTGACCTTCGCAGCATCGACATACCATTGACCACTAGCATCAATCGTGAGGCCAAATTGTGTGCCAATCATAGCCTGTGTAGGAGTATAATTTGCGGCCGTAGTACCAGTCGAATCATCGAACGTAGCTTCAAAAATACTCGGCGCAACAGAATTCTCAAACAACGTACGCCCATCTGTAGTCGGAGTACCAACTGCGATATTAAAAGCACTCGGCTGATTAGGCACATTGCCATACGTCTGAATAGCAGTAGGTGGCCCAACTTGTCCAAATGCCCCTGGAGCACCCTTGCCTGCCGTACCAAGATTTGATCCCGGAATAAGAGTAAACCCGGCAATCGCATTCGTGACTGTAGTCCCATCCCATGCCTGAACAAATCCAGACACAAGCTCTACGGGGGTTCCCATTTTAAAAGTCTGCCCCGCTGCTTCAAGTTGAGCCGAAGTCAATGGCGTAAGACCTGTAATAGTCTCCACCACGGAAATCGGCTGATGATAAGTAAGATTCGGTCCTGCCATAGTTAAAACCTCGCTGTTAAATTGTTACGTCTGGAGAATAAAACTCCATCTTGTTCTGCGTTTTCGCACCCTGATAATCATTTCGGCTATCAGATTTTGACATAAACTGTTCTGCACCCCGCGCTGCGCGTTTATGAATCTCTGTGTTCTTCGTAAGCCCCACAGCACGCTCGTGCGCAAATCGTAATGCCCTGTAATATGTATCCTTATCAATTTTCATTGCTACAACATCGTTGATTGAATAATGTCCATCTGCATCGAGAGAGGGTTGAATTGCTCTCTTACTTGCCTCATCATGCAAATCATTTGGCTCAATATAAGTAAAACCCTTCCCCATAAGCTCGCCAATTCGCTGTGGATTCTTATTCACCCATCGCGGTTCATAATTGGCATCTTTGAGTGTAATAGCAAGCCCATCAGCACTCATAAAGGGCTTGGCTTCTATTGGGAAATCAAGATCATAAACTTGATCGAGAGTTACTTTTGAGAAATCTGTAATTGGTGCTGCGCGTTTTGGGAGAACCTGCCCAACAAGTCCCGCATCAAACTTTGCTTCCGCGATCTGTTTACGCACACTCGCCTCAATATCCTGCGAGAGTTTCAAAACATCCGCTGCTGTTAAAGGCTTATTCGCATCATCAACTACAAGTGGCGGTTTAGCAAGCACATGCTTCACAGTAGCAGCCGCTGCTTTCATATCATCACCGCGCAAATCCGCGGTGATTTCCTCAACATCCTGCTTGTTATTAGACATAAGTCATCTCCCGTTTACTAGCTCCCCACTCCTTCTCACTCATACCAAAATTCTTAGCAATCTTCTTTTCATCCTCAGTGAGTGTTGTAGAATCCTCGCCAGCTTTTCCACCACTCGGTGCTCCTGTAGAACCGCCCTCGAAAATTCCGCTTGTATTGCGAGCTTTGATTTTTCCCTCAGTGATTTCTTTCTGATGGTCAAAGCAAGCAATCTTGTAGCAATTCTCAAGCGAACCAGAGTTTGAACGCTGTGCAAGCGGAAGAGACTCGATCAAAGCATCTGTGCGCTCTTTTACCGCGCCGTGATAATACTCTTTCTCCCCAAGCGTCTCACGCTTTGCTTCCCGCGATGCAAGCATCATCAATGCACGATTCGTTCCCTGCAATTTTTCATCAATCGCAGATTCAGGATCAAGCATCATTCGCTCACCAAAATCTCCCTGCTCTTCTTTTTTAGCAACAGCCGCACGTTTAGCCTCAGCCGCAGCACGCTCCGCACGCTCAGTTTTCATCAACTCAGCCATTTCCTGCATAGGCTTCATTGCTTCCGCTTGCTTAGTTTCCAGCGCAGTAAACTTCTCAGCAAGCGTCTTATCAAGATTTTCCTGAAATTCCTTTGGCTTGAACTCTACATCTTCAAGCCCCACATTATCATCATCCGCTCTGGGCGCTAACGACCCATCTTTCTGTCTAAACCATCCCATAGTCATCTCCCTATTGCTGATTTGGTGCTACTCTAAAAGCATTCATAAAAGCAACTAAGCCAATAATATCATCATACACTTGCAACTGCCCCCGGAGATACGCCTTATCCTCCGGGGTTGCATCCTGCTTATCAAAGAAATCATCCTTATACTGATCCGCCTGTGCCAGCAGGTACTCCAGCAGAAATTGTCCCGCTGGTAGTTGGAATAGCGCCTTGATTGCTAACTTGGCCCCCATTAACTGCTTGAGGGCTTCCTCCTCCGGGAGATTGCGCACTTTGGGGTTGGCCAGGAGCGCTTTGCTGTGCATTAGGTTCATTTTGTCTCCCTTGCTTGATAATCGAAGGAACTGGAATTAGCCGTGCTGCATCATCGTGGCCAAAGTTTTGTACAATTTCTTTATAAAGCGATTGCTTTGCACGAAGCACATCTATGTAATAAGCACTCAAATCAGGCGGTATTCCAGGAGTTCCAAGTGCTTGCACCATCTGAGCATCCTGCGTATACAACTGCGTGAGCGTTTGAGAGAGCATAATATCATTCTGCTTCTCCAATTCCTTATTCATCGACGCCGTAGACGCACGTACCGATAAACCAAGTTTTCCAGATTTGATATTCTCAAACGCATCTCGGAGTGCTTCTGCATTATCACCGAATTGACGCAGCTTTTTTCCGAGACCGAAACTAGCATACATCTTTGCGAACTTGGTTCCCGCCCTGCTGTGAGCACTTCGCATATCGGACATGCGCAGCCCAGTTCTAGAATTCTGCTGTTGTAGGACTGCGAAAGTCCCTTGGCTGCTATAAATTCCTCGTTTGCTATTGACAATCCCGCCACCTGTACCTCCTGTAGCTGGGTCAATTCCGGTGCGCTCTTTTACAAGAGCGAGTGAGATATTCTCGCCATCCAGATTATCAGCTTGTAAATTTCCAGTATCAAGTCGCTCTATTTCATTTTGATCTGCTGGTACTAAAACACCGGGATAGAACTGTAATATTGAATGCAACTTACTATTCTTATTAATACGAAATGTTGTACTATTTGCTAACGTCTTCGCATTAATTCGCTGCCGATGCAGCTCAGAAATCTCATCCTGATACGCTTTCAACATCTCAGCAAAACCATAACCATAATACTGGTCATCATCATATGCGAGCTTAGCATCCTCGAATATATCCATGTTATCTGGATAGTAATTATAGAATGCCGCTAATCTCGTTTTGCTCGCTGGATGATGCAAGCATACAAGCCGAAGATTCTCCCCATTATGTTGATACCGATACCAGCATTCATAAATATCATACTCGTCAGAAAGAGAGCCAGAACCAGTATCTTGCAAGCCCTGATTGCGCTCGTTATAATTTTGAAGCACATCCGACTGTGAACGATCTGGCTGCGCGATAATCTTATCTAGTGCTTTATCATCAAAGAATTTAAGTGCCTTCTTATCCTCCAGCGTCTTCCGCGAGCATGTCATTATATGACATTTGAACTTAGAATCTTCGAGTTTCTGATACGAAATATCTGTAAGAAACTTATTCAGTGGCACATTCTCAGGACGTGGGCCATCAAAACGAATAACATCCTTCGTCTCATATTTCGCCGCTGCCGAGTCCATATCCCCTGTGGAAACATACTGAGTCTCCACATGATACAGCCACGGGAATTTAATAATCCCTGTGCCATTACGAATCGTGGAGGAGAACCATGCTTCCTCTACACGATAAAAATCTAACTCAGCAGGATCAAGTGCCATGTTGCTAAGAAATTTCTCGGTAGCAGAACGCTGGTCATCTCCCTTTCCTGCTTCAATATCACCATAAATCTTTGCTGACCACAGCGGATCAGTCATGTACATAGCCATTACTCGCGCGAGTAGATTATCAGAATTCGAGGCTACGATTTGAATTTCAATATTCGATGCGCCCGGCCACGGAATATCACGGTTCTCCGTGAGAGGAGTGCCTTTGTACAATCTGGCAAACTCTTTTAGCTTACTCTCACGGAAATTCCGCGTGCGCTCATACCAGTAAGTAGTAGTTTCCTCCACCCACTTCCACATATCCTCTGTGGCGTCCTTCCCGAAATTAATCTTGACTGGACGAATTGCTGGCATTGTTTGTTATCCCTTTGATTCCAAGAAGTGTCGAACCAACACCAGCGAAGTAATATCCAATCGCCATGTTGTAATGTACTGCAATTATCATAGAGGAGAAAAGAATCAACACACCCCAAAATGCGTGTGGAAGATTTCCAATCTCGGTTAAGAACTTTGTAATACTGTCCATTTTTTCTCCTTTCTTAATTACGGAGTAGGGGACATTCCAGCAGCTACAGCACTTGCAGTGGGTGCGGCAACAGTAGTAACTACATCCACCTTAATATCCTCATACACCTTCTCTACCACTGGAATAAGCTGTGCTTCAATTACGTTCTTAAAGTATGCTTCTACATCAGCAACAATCGCAGTATCCGCTGTCCAATTCAATCCCTCAGCTGCAATAACCGTGGCAATATCACCATCAATAGCAAGCGCACCATTCAATACCGCTTTAAGCATAGTATTGATTTTAGTGCGATCAGCTACGAGCGTATTAATCACCTTATCAGTTTTTGCGACGATAGTAAATACCTTCGCAATATCCTTTGCCAATACAACCGGACTGTCTACCACATCCTTCAAAATACTTGTCATACTCATGTTATTCTCCTGTTGTTGTGATATGTTCTCTCAAAAATTGAGTGAGCAAAGTTCCTTGTGCTTGATTAGCTCGATCATGCCGTTCTAATGATTCAAGTCGCGCCTCAATCGTAGCTTTATACTCCGCATCCGTTCTTGCCATATCTGTTAGTGTCCCATTCATCTTAATAAGCAAATGAACACAGAATGTGAAAAATGCACCCAATCCAGCAGTAAAAAGACTCGCCAGCCAAATCACTAAACTATCTGGCAATGTGACCATGTTCATTTAATTATACCCCACAGACGAATTATGTATATTTCGTTTATACTGCTCTTTCCGACGGAGAATCTCGAATTCTATCTCGTCAGTATTTGTGTCGAAATCCCAGACCTGTGGGCCGTAACCCAGAGTATCAAGTACATCAATTAATCTGCCACTTGGGTATGATTCAAATTCTTCGATGAACTCTTCCATACCTACTGTGTTGATCCAGAACTCACCACGAGAAAATATCGGGCCGAGTCCTTCAATTCGCATTTTCTTAGCATTTGCTGTTTTCGGAGTTTGTAGCTCCTTGATTGTAAGTGCTGCATATCTCGGATCACGCGCTGCTTTTTCTTTGATTATGTAATCCATGTGGTACTTGAGATATTTTTGGGCGGCGATAGTCTCCATATAGATACAATCCAGCTTCCATACGTTGACGGCAAGATCTAGCATAACTCCGATAAATTCATCAGTACCACACGCTTTTGCCCATACATCTAGAAGGTATATCCTGCGAGGGTCTTCTGCGATTCCAGTAACTGTGATAGCATGTCGGCAGCGCCCATCGTTTCCTGAATGATTAGGATCGACTATCATGTAGCGTTTGAGATTACGAGGGCTAATGTCCTCTTCTACATCACCATCTAATACTTTGTGCCGGATATTTACTTTCGTGCGCGTGCGTGTTTTGCCGCTTGAGTCGAATGGAATCACATCCATGTATGTAAAAGAGTGGTCTTTTACAAATTCAAAACGGCGCAAATTCTTGAGTTTAAATTTTACCTCACTCGGATTTATTGGCGCGTTAAGATACTGGCAAGAAAAAATGTAAGTACCGAGACGCTTACGATAGCGAGCCAACTTTTCATAGTTAAACGATTCGGGAAAAATAGGAATCCCGAAAGGGTGGAGCGGACAGCAGCCACCCAGCGCGCTATGCGTTGTGAAATTGAAGTAAGTTTCATGCTCTCTCAAATGGCTATTTAAATCTTTATAACTCCACCGATTTCCAACTACAAGCTCGTCATTATCTCGCCCACCATCATCTTGCTCTGCGTCGAATGCACCTACAAGATACTTATGATACTCAATAGTCTTCGCCATTGTAACATCTGATTCATATGCTTCCCGACCTACAAGATCGTCCTGAATCACAATATCATAATGTCGTGACTGTAATGCGCCACCTACTCCAATGAAATCGAAAGTTCCTTCGCCCTGTGCTGTTGAACCTTTCGTGCGCATCTGGCAGAAAGATTCTTTGTTTTGAGTACAACTTGCGTCAGGCAATATCTCAGGAAATACATGCTTAAATATATCATTATTCTGATAATGCCCCTGCAATCTAACACCCAACTTTGAGGCATTTGTAATAACTTCGGATGCGAGGAGGATACGTATATCTTGATTATGTACATACTTCATCCATTGAATCCAGCGATCTCCGTAACCGAGGGCACGCATGTATAATTCATCTTCGTAAGTAAATGAAAGAGCGCGCCAGAGTGAGTAGCATTCTGTGTATGTTGTGGATTTATAGTGTCCGCGAGGAATTTCAATACAATCTTTGATTCCATCCTTTTCTACAACCTTACACATTTGATAATGCAAATTTTGTTCGGGATTTGGATTCTTCTGAAATCTACTCTTTCCAAGTACGCGGGTTGCGAAGTAAAATAAAGAACCCTGCGAATTCAATCGATGAATCATTCGGAGCGTAGTAGGATCATTGTGAATCGGAGGAAGCATTTTCCAACTAGAGGTTACTGAGCCAGGAAGGTATAAACCACCAGTTTCACTATATAGATATTCCTGCTCCGCGTCAGCTACATCTTTTAGATCGTGAGTAGTGTAGCTCATAGTAATTTCTTTTTCTTCTGCGCCTCCCTATACGCAAAATTAGGATAATACTCAGGAGCTATTTTTCTATCAGAGCGATATCGCTGACAATTTAATCCTCGTCCGCAACACTCAACCTTCAACTCATTACCTGCCGCGTCTGTATGCACAAGATTGTAAATATGATATGAAGTAGGTTCTATTTCTACATGGCATTTCTGGCAGAGAATTATAACATTAAAAGGACAATGAGTAATACTCTCATTGCCATAATGATGTCTATTACCTATATGATGCCCATGTAAAAATCCTTCTGGCGTATCCTTAGCCGCGATGCCGCAGCGTTCGCAATTTGTATGGATTCTACGAAGGAATCTACTTAAAGCCTTCCACAACTTTTCTTGTGCTCTGACAGGGAACCGCATGGTTCCTCCTTGTATCTATTATTTTAATTAGGTAGTGTATCTGGCTTAATAGCATCAAGCATTCGATCCAGACTTTCCTCTGTTTGAATATCAGATAGCTCGAACTTGGTAATCTCGCTTGCAGCACCGCTCTTGGTAAAAGAGTTCGGTGTGCTTGTGCAAGGGACTTCTTGAATTGGGGGCGCGTTGCTGAGCAAGGATAGCAAATTCGCAGCGACCAGCGGATCAACTTGCATGTTCGGCACTTGCTCTATGCTCACGCTTGTTTTAGAAACCTTCGCCAGATTTCCTTCGCGGTCAAGAATATCAGTCGCAGCCTTGTACTGTAACTGCGCTCCGAGCTTACCCAGCGCCGCTGCTTTGATAACATTCATAGCAGTCGGAACCATATCACGAAGTTCCTGACGAGCGTTGTCGATGTTCGCACGCAACTGCGCGTCGTAGCTAGAAAGCACACCACAACTCAGCTCCATGACTTTAGCATGGAACTCTGGGAGCTGTCGAACCAGCACAACTGTTTGCTGATGACAGTTTAGCATATTCGCTATTTGTGCATTGCTGAATCCACTCGGATCAAGCGTCAGCCGTGCAATTCGCTCAATCTTCAGCATTCGCTTGTACGTCATTTGCAAGCGGGGGTTTAGTGCGGATGGCTTTCCTGGAGTGTGTACCATAGTTATAGCACTCCGGCAGGACTGATATCTTCGACCAGCACAGAGAGCGCTAGAAATTCCTCAATGCTATTATCAGGAAAAAGTTGCCGCTTCACGGCCCCACGCTGTGCGGAGGGAGCGGGCTGGCCAGTCACCAGGGATTTATCCCATGCATACTTAGCTTTGAATTTCTCCAAGCTATCAAGTACATTCGACTCGCTCATACTCCGCTCCCCTTTCCCGCGCACCCGCGCCGCACTGTGTTTACTATATATAGATAGGGGCAAAAAATCAATAGGGTATAGCGTGGGGTATAGCGGTATTGGAATAGCGTATAGCGGCCCCTCCGGGGCAGGCCCCCGGCCATCGCCCAATAGCACCGCCCTTCGGACGAGCAGCTTCGCTGCTGGAGTATACTTCAGATTTTAGTATACAAGTAGGTACGAATTTTTCAAAAATTTGTATGGGGCCTCCCCGGCCATCGAAAAAAGTTTTTCGATTTTTTGGGGGTGGGTATGTAACTATATTAGTTACATATAGAATGTAACCATAAGAGTTACAGATAGAATTGGTAGCATAGTATGTGGCATGTGTCAAGTAAATAATAAGGGAGTAACGAGTTAGTTACTGTTGTATACTTAGTACTGTAGTGAATAAGTGTGCGGAGTACTTGACGAGAGCGGTATAATGAACCTAGCCCCAGTACGGATGAGGCGAGAAAGACTCCGATTGGAGTAGGATGTATACCATGCAGATTACAATTACACTCACGGATGCACAGGAATCCGCCCTGTTTATGATGGGGAAGGACGAGGACGTGCAGCAAGCAATCGCGCAGTCCACTTTCACGGCACGCATCAAAGGCGACTTCAAGCGGTATCGGGAAGCAGAGAAGAAAGTCAATGCAGCCATTTACGACGACTCATCCAAGCGCGGCGCGAAGTGGCCAGAGTCCAAAGACGATTATCTCAAGCGCATGGCGCAGGAATCGCTGGCTGTCATTGCAGAACTGTAACCTGCTAGTGCGCATATCCCAAGCATAGGTCTTGGACGTGCGCACAATGGAGGTCACAATATGCCCCTGCAATATCCGTACAATCCAAACGCGATGTATATTCGCATCGCGCAAACTGAGGCGACGCGAGAAGAGAATATGCGCCGTATGCGTTCCTGCGATGGACTCGCGCAGCCACACTCCGTGCACTATCAGCCATCTCTGCGTCCCGATGTTCCCACACTCCACGATCTCGCACAAGGCACAAGCGTACACGCGCAGATGCTAGCTCTATTGCTGGTACGCGCGCAGCGCGAAGGGAGGATGTAGCTATGACAATCCCATATCTATCCTATCGGCTATCAACATCAGCTGAATATCTCCATAATGAATCACGAGTTGCGCTCTATCTCCGTCCATCTGCATTCCCAGCTCTCGCAGTTCGCTGGTATCTCGCAGCACGTGCAGAACGCGAGCGTATGAAGAACGTATAATTCGCAGTACAAAAGAGTGTAGGTGCTTTGGCTTACCCTCGCTCTCTATCACCTTTCATCTCTATCACATACGCCATACCCTCTCAAGGTGGCGAGGGGGGGTATGGCACGCTTGTGCTTTGAATTTCTCTCTCTCTGCTTTTCTCTGATTCGTGTTGAATTTGAGATTCTATTACAGAGTGCTCTTGTATTATAAAAAAAAAATATTTTTATAATATATAAGAGAACAGAAACTATGAAAGAGAAATCAATAGAAATTGAGAATTAGCACGGAAGAGAAATCATCGCTGCAAGCGTACGCACACCCCGATGTCTACCTTGAGAGGGTATCGGGTATGTCGATGATATGATGAGGGTTAGGCCGAAGTCTATCCAAAACCGCCTACACACTTTTGTCTTGACACGATGGCTTCGCCGGTATATGATGTCTACATGGCCAATTCAGATAAAACACGGTTAGCAAAGATTGATGCGGAGATTATTGATGTGCAGTATCTCTATCAGCGCGAATTAGATCGGGAGGGTGAGTTGTCCCCGGAACGTAGACATTTGCTTGCTAGTCGTGGGTTTAAATACCGACTGGATAATTTGTATGCGAAGCGCGCGTTGCTGCGTAAGTTTATACCAGCGGCGCCTACTAAGGCGATGAATTATGTTACTGAAATGTCGCGTAGGCGCACGGAATATGATAATGTTTGTGAGGAATACGAGCGCGCATTGAAAACATTTGCGAATAAGATCGCAAATGTAGCATTAGTTGGATTGAATCTAGACAATGAACTAGAACTAAAATGTATGCGCCGAGAAATTGGTGCGTTGAAGAGTTTGGTTTCAAGTAAGAATCGTGCTGTGAATAATTGGCTCGCAAAAGGTACATCTACAGAGTATAGTAGTGTGCTGAAAACTCAGTATATGCCACATCGAGCGGAGCGAGCACAATTACCTGAGCAGGCTGCGCCTTTAGCTCTTGCGCCAGTGATGCGGATTGAGGATATGAGCGGAGATATGCAAGAGATTGCGCGTGCCAGCGCAGCGTGTACGGCTGCGAATGTTACTGACGCTGCGCATTCTACTCCGCCGGATACATATAGCGCGAGTTTTGCAGCACTGAATGCGGAACCTGCGCGCGAGGATGTTAGTAGTGGTTTACGAATGGCAGTTGAAAGTGAGGATGTGAAATGATAACAGAAATATATCCCAGTGGTACTGGGACGTTCACAGCACGGATAGCACATGGAAAGTCTAGTGCTATGCGAACTGGATTCCGCACACGCGAATCAGCACAGGCGTATCTTACAGCGATGGAGCCAAAAATGGTATCCGTCACGGATATGCACGATCCTGATGCGTATAGATACGTGCATAACGCAACTCACCAGCTACAGTTTGGTGGCCGGCAGATGCCACATTATATCCTGCACTCCGAGAGGAATTGAGCCATGCCACGAGCTATAACATACAACTGTGATATATGCGGCGCACAGCGCAAAGAGGCAAATCATTGGTTTGCTGCTATTATCACAGCAGTAGGCGTAAGTATCATTACTTGGGCAAGTGCTGCACGGGATGGAAAGCTCGACTACGACGTAAAATATCTGTGCGGACAAGCATGTGCACATAAACAACTCGATCAATTCCTACAATCCACATCGGAGTCCGAATAACCATGCCACATATTCCTGAACCTCAGTATGAATGCTTTACTTGCGAGCAATACTTTGCTCGCACATCTGCGCTCATGGACGGTGTTCCGGTTGAGTACGCGACGGAATACTGCACGCGAGCATGTCAGCAACAGTTTACAGAGCAGCTTGAAGCCGGCGCAGCTATGTCAAAGGCTGAGGGATTGGATGCACTACAACGTCCTGCGACTAGCACTGCTACGCTCATTGGTATTGCACAGAAGTATGGATTGAAGTTAGCTAAGTAATTTCACGCAACATAACTTACTTTGAAAAAAGGAGTAATACAATGGCTACCACAACACTCGCACGCAGGATTCGTAGGATTGGTGTGCTTCCCGGAACTAAGGGCATGCAGTTTGATGAAGAGTTTTTGCGCGACAATCGTGAAGTAACTGTAGCAGCAATTCGCGCAATAATGTATGATCGGCGTAGCATAGCGCGTGCAAAGCAACAGACTCCAGTAAAGAAAAATCGTCGTAGCCGCGCACGTCGCACTGCGTAATCTGTATCAACGCAAGTATTTATATCTTGCGTGCTGTACTCTATGAGAGAACTAAGTTATGTAGATTGACCGGGACATTTTACATAACAAGAGCGTTGAAATAGAGCACAGCACGGAGGGTATAAACTATGAACAATTCAACGCATATATCAGAACCATTCGCACCACATACAAATGCACGTCATCCACGATTTACGCGTAAAGCACTTGGTATAACTGCACGGCAATTCAAGAAGCAAAGAATTGCGCGGCTAGTATCGCTCGCAGAACAAGGAAAGATTGGCTATAGAAATATCATAGCAACAAAGGAGCTAGAATAATGCAAATAGCTGCGATCTTCGCATTACTATTCACATTGCTTGTCTTCGTATTCTGTTCGTTCATAGTTCTGGATGCACAGAAGTAATAACAGCCTAACGGAGTACCACAGAGAGGTATTATGAACAGCACTGGTTGTGCAATCTTCGCTTGTCTGTTTATTACAGGAATTCTATTCCTATGCTTTTACTAATATCAACCAGCGATTATATCGCTGTGTACGGCTAGGCACTAAGCGGGGAATACTCGTGAATCCCTAACTGCGACTGCATATTATGCAACGTCCTGGTCGAGGTTGCGCGCAATATGTAAGGCAGGTATTAGCTGAATCAACAGCTATAGCCGTACACAGGAGTATAATACTGTATACAGGAGATGGGAATATGGAAGAGAATCAGGTAAAGAAACAAACGCCGCAGGAAAAAGTGGTTGAATATTATCTTGTGCTTGCAAAATACTACGCAGCGCATCCGAATGCGATGGTCGAATATCTGCCAACGATTCAATATCTCTGGATCGACGGAAAACCGGAAGAGTACAAAGCTGCTGGCGCGGGAGATAAGGAGTTCACGAATGATTATGTGAACTATAAGGTAGAGCTTATTCCCAATAAGCTTACATTGAATTTCTGCACTCCGCGTGGAAATGTATGCAAGAAACGTGTAGTAGGCACGAAAGAAGTTCCAGAGTTTTATATTGCTGGGACAGCCGGAAGAGTAATCCCCGCGCATACGGAAGAAGTAATCGAATGGGATTGCCCTGAGTCGCTTCTAAAGGCCAAAGAATCCTAGCCTTACCCGCACCTTTACCTTGACACCTTGCGCGCGATGTGCGACAATGTAACTAGATCGCATACGCGCGCAATCGTCAGTGTAAAGTAGCTACGCACTGAAAAAGCGCACTATAGTAATACGGGCAACCCCCGTAGGAGAGTAATAAATCTATGTCAACCACCGCAGTTATCTCTGATCCTAACACAATCGCAACTCTTCCAATCAGCAGCGAAGTTCTGAACTACACCGCTATTGTCGAACTTGACGAGAAAGGTGTAATCCAGAAGAAGTCCCTCACTACCAGCTCCAAGCGTGTGGAAACGCTGGAAGCTGCTGATTACTCCGGCAAGGAAATCATCGCATTCAAGCAGACTGTTTCTCGCCCGGTTGTTGGTACGCTTGCGGGATTCACTGATCTGTTCCCGGATGCTGATGCGCAGCTTTTCATTATCAACCGCGGTTTGAGTGCGTTTGCTGATGCGAAGGTTCGTTCTGTATTCCTGGAAACTGATAAGGACGACACCGCGCTTGTTTTCCAGTCCACCACCGGCACGTATGATCTTACCGCTGATGTGCAGGATACGCCAGCACGCAAGCTCACGAGCGAGGAAACTCTGGTCGCCAGCCTGCGCAAGATGGGAGTCAGTTCGGATATGATCTCGCAGGTGTTTGCGAGCTTGCAGGCGAACAAGGCTACTGTCTAAACGATATACGCAATAGATTGCAGCATTTGAAGACTGGCGCACGTTCAGTAAAATGGGCGTGCGCCATTTTTAATTGTAGGGTAGGAGCATAACTATGATCGCATGTGATTTAAATCACTATAATGATGCTATAATGTATCTAAAAGGTGCTAGACATGATTTATCTGTAGCAGCTGCAAAACTTCAAGCCATGGGCGAAGGAGATGGTTGGCCTGAGTGGTATAAAATGGCTGAAACTGAAACGATAAGAGAGTTATTCCGGAAAGAAAAATGGTATAGCCCTGAAATGGATAATATACCAGAATTCATCTTATTTCGCGGATTGCTTAGTAATTGGACACCGCGCAAAGAACAAGAGAGTCAAATAAAAATTGCTGCCGAGCGCATAGCAATTTATCAATGGGTAGAAGGTGAGATTATAAAAACATGGCACTCTTGAGTAACGGTCAACTTGCGAAATGCCCGCGATGCGGGATGAATATAGCTGGTGTACGGCTAACCACGGGACAAATAGCATATCATTGTACTTGGACATTTTGCGAGGATAAGAATAAAACACTGTGGAATTCTGAGATTCTTGCGCGTCCTGTACTCACACAAGCGCAGAAAGATTCTTATCGCATATCCGCAATGCTAAAAGCAGGCCAGAGTAACGCGCAGATACCAGGATTTTTTGCACAAGCATACGCACAAGCACAAGCTCCAACTGGCTCGCATCCAAATAATACACAGCCGATATACCCGATATACTCAGCACAACCGAGGCGCACTTCCATGAAAGAAATCCGAATAACATATCTCTACAACAATACAATCGTAGAACTATATTTCATAACCATGCCACGCAAAGGCTGGTTCAAAGACAACATCCAGCCAGTTATAGATGTTATGAAAAATATGATTCCCGCGAACGCGCGTGAATACGACCCCGCGACGTTCAAATGGCAGATTGCGATTGAGTATTGGCCCGCGTTGCGACAGATATTGACCTCCACACAATTCGCGGTAAAGGAAGTATCGCCCTCTACTTCGCACGCGAACGTACCCAAAGATTATGCAGAGAATTTCTATCACGCGCCAGTAAAACGCGAGGTTGAGACGAAGGAGTCTATACTTGTGCTGCTTGCAAAGCTACTCGGAATCCATGAGGATATTGCGAGTATGGAGCTGGTCGCGCTGAAAAAGAAATATCGTGAGGCTGCACGCCGATACCATCCTGACCTCGGTGGAGATGCTGCGAAGATGGCGGAGTTGAATCGAGTTTGGAGTATATACAATACTAATTAAGGAGAAATTATGCATACCGGAGCAGTCAGAGAGCTAGTAGCAGCAGCGGAAGAGGCGGCGGAATGGATACACGAGAGAACCACCCACAGCAAGATTGAGTACCTTCTCCGCGCATCGGTGGAAGCGGTCAAGGCGGAGGAGAAGCCGCAGACGCATGAGTTCTTCTCAGGCTCAAGCAATGGATTTCGAGTGTTCTGCCAACACGAAGAGACGACACGCTGTGGCCTACCCCACGACGCACCGAGCCACCAGACAGGAGGCAAATAATGCGAATCAAGCGTAATACTGCGGGCGGACTAACTATAATAGTAGGCCGTCTATCAATATGGACTGACCCATGTGATAAATTCTGGAATTTTGTATATGGCAACAACAGATTTAATGTGAATTTATATTTAGGTTGGCTGAATTTCAGTTTTGTGAAGAAAGGAGCATATGAAACTCATAATTCGTAAACAGGGCGCATATTGGAATGTCGATTTCAATGGCGCACATCGCTTTTATCCTGACTATCTCGGCGCAGTTACATACGCTGATAAAACATGGCGGAGGTATTATAAAGAGCAAGCAGCGCACTCGATGATACTTGCGCTTGCTGCGAATCTCTTGGAAGCTGATGAACTTGCGCTATATACCAAACTCCGCAAGAACAAATGTGCTGGAATCACCGTCAAACAATACGGTTACGTCAAAGGAATCTACGAACGACAAAAGAGAGCGTGGTAATATGCAGATAATCGAGTGTCCGATATGTGGCACACCATGTGGTAAACGCTATCCTAGTACAGAAACTGATCCCGCATTCTGTGAGGGGATTGGTGAGAATTTCTCAAGTAGTGA